ACGCAGGTTTCCGAAAGTGAAAACCCTAACCTAACCTGTCCTGTCCTGTCCTGTCCTGAACTGGATTGTGCTGAGCTGTCCTGTGATGGGGGCGATGCCCCCGCCACGCCGCCCGAGTTCGAGCCGCCGACCCTCGATGAGGCCCGCGGTTACTTCGGCGCCAACTGCCTGAGCGGCGACCCGGACGCCTTCTGGGCCTACTTCGAGTCTCAGGGCTGGGTCAAGGGCAACGGCCGGCCGGTGAGCAACTGGAGCGCCCTTGCGCTCGACTGGTCCAGGCGCCAGAAGCGCATCGACGCCGACGACCGGGTGAGGGGCAAGCCCACCGCCTCGGAGGTCGAGGCCGCCACGTTCAAGCCGACGAGGACGCCCGAGCAGACGAGGGCGGAGCTCGAGCGCAGGTGGCGCGAGGAATATCCGGGCATCGACCCGGCGAAGGTGAAGGCCCCGAGGGGGACGACCGCCGACCCGGTGGTGCTCAAGGCGTACCAGGACGCGCGGCGTCTGCTGGATGCGAGGGCCGCATGCGAGAGGAGGGCGTCATGAGCTTGGACGCCGAGAGGAGCGAGAACATGGGCAGACCGAAGGGGTCCGCGAGCATCTACGACGACGGGCCGCGCAGTGCCCGCTGCGAGACGTGCGGGTTCTGCGCCGTGAGCGAGGCGGTCATGACGGCGTCTGGCGAGGGCCGGAAACGGTACACGTGCATGCGCTGCCCAGACTTCGTGCACACCACGCAGGGGCTCGCGAGGTGCAACTACTGGGAGGCGCGACATGAGGGCTGAGTCGCTGGACAGGCGCGGGGACTACGTGCTCGTGTGCGGGCAGTGCGGCAGGCGGTTCCGCACGGCGTACAGGAACCAGAGGTACTGCTGCGGGTGGTGCGAGAACGTGGCCCACAGGAACGAGAGCAAGCGGCCGGTCGACGTGTACCTCGGCGCGAGGAGCGAGTCGGGCCGAGAGATCAACGCCATGCGCGCGGCGCTGGCACAGGGGAGGCGCATCTGATGCGGGACGGTTACAAGTTCGAGTTCGGGGCGCTCGATGAGCCGGACGCGCCCAAGGCGCAGGCGCTCAAGCCGCTCGAGGAGGCAGCCGAGGTTTACGGCGCCTGGCAGGATTGCGACGACATGCGCCTCAGCCCGATCATGACGGCGCGCAGGGAGTACCGCCAGAACCTTATCGACGAGTGCATGGACGTGGTCCAGGCGGTCGTCAGCCTGCTCGACGCCGAGGGGTTCACGCAGGAGGACGTGGACGCGGCAATCGAGCGCTGCAACGAGAGGAACCGAGAGAGGGGACGTCTGTGATGGAGACTTTGGAGCAGATCAAGGCCGACGCGGTCGAGGTGTTCCATTTCGACCGCGAGTGCAGGCCGCAGGACAGGGCGCACGCCTACCTGGGGAAGTACCGCGTCAGGCGCGGCTACAACGACACGGCGATGCAGGTCGCGGTGACCGACATGATCGAGCGCGCCTACGAGGCGGGAAGGGCGGAGGTCGCCGGCGCGAACCTCGTGCAGAACCTGCGCCGCCAGCTGACGAGCATCGAGGCGACCGTCGGGGATGCCATCGACCTGCTCGACGAGAGCGTAGGGGGGGGCGGACTGCGATGAGTGACTCGAGGGTCGGCGGCTACCCGATGGGGGTGACCGACGCCGCTATCGAGCGCAGCTTCGGTGGGGCCTGCGAGCCTAGGATGTGCGGGAACTGCAGGCACTTCTGCGGCAGCGACATCCACGTCGACTACGGCTACTGCCACCTCGAGTTCGAGCGCGCCTACGACGCAGAGGCGCCCGACCGCAAGGAAGGGTTCTGGCGCCTGGCGAAGTGGGCCGTGGCGTGGCTCATGGAGAACCTGCTGTACTGCGAGGACGAGTGCGGCGAGTGCCGCGACTACGAGGAGGTTGAGTGATGAGCGTCGAATTGCCCAGGGATGCCGAGGGCCGCGAGATTCCGCTTGATACCGTGGCGCTGTTCAACCGTGACGGGAACGTATATAGCATCGTGCGCTGGACATTCACCACGGACTTTGATTTGAGTGACGGATGGTCGAACAAATGGCGTGCGATTACCGACCGTGGATTTGCGCTCGACCCAGCACTCGTGTACCTCACCACGCCAGACACATGGGAGAAGCTGGAAGAGGACTTGGGCAGGGCCGCGGACGCGCTGAATTACGAAGCCTGCGCCTATTTCGGCAAGAGCTAGACCGTCGAGTGTATGACAGCGAGAAGGCCATTGATGCCTGCGAGGCGCTCGGCATTGCCGACCTAATCGACCGTCCGACCACCACGCGCCACGGCAAGTTCAAGACTAAGTACGGCAGGGAGACTCCGTGTTGCGAGGTCTGCGGCTACTCAATTGGCGACATGCGGTGGAACCATTGTCCTAAGTGCGGGGCGGCGATTGTCGATGATTAGTGACGAAGAGCGCCGCGAGGCTGTCGAGTTCCTGCGCTCCGGCACGTGCCTATACTTTGTCGAGCATCGGAAAAGGCAGCTCGACTGCACGCGGTGCATGAAGGTGAGCACGATGCTTTTCGGCCACTACGATGCGCTTTGCGATTTGGACAGCTGCGGGACCGATGCGTGGCAAAGACTTGCCGACCTCATTGACCGCCCGAGCGAGAATATCGAGCGTCCTCGGTGAGTTGGTCTCCGGTGCTTGATAAGGTTCTGCCGTGGCGGGCGAGCTTTAGGGGGTATGCGAATGGCGTGTAGGCCACCTGTAGGAGATGGGCCAAAAGGCCCATCTACAAAGTCAACACATCCGTTGAGGGACGAGTGGGCGCTCCGGAAGGGGCGCTCCTCTTACGTCCTGTGGACGGACGAGATGATAAGGCGAATGCAGACGCACCCGGAGCGGACGGCGGCGGAGATCGCGGCGGAGCTGAGGGTGACGCCGAGCGCCGTGAGGCACGCGCGGCAGCGGTACGGGCGCTTCTCGACCGGAACGGACGGTCTGTGCATCGTGTGCGACGCGCGGCCTGTGTTCGACACGTCGGCGCAGGCGAAGAAGTGGAGGCTGTGCAAGGGGTGCTATCTGGCGGAGCGGAAGAGGCGGCTCGAGGAAGAGGCGGAGAGCAACCGCATACGTCAGGCCGCGCACAGACGGCAGAAGCTGGACGGAGACGCTTGAGAGGCTGGCCGAGGCAATCGGAATCAAGCCGACCAAGGTCGAGTAGCCGAAAGGCCCCGGGAAACCGGGGCCTTTTCTTTAAACGTTACCCCCTTTTTACGCTCGTGGGCAAACGCACGCGCTTGTCCACGTGCGTAAAAAGGTGGGAACGTTCGCGTTTCCATATGGCTATCTACCAGCGGAAACGTGATTTTGTGGCGGGAAAAGGGTGTGAAAAACTGACCAAGGAGGGCATCGAGGATGCCGTCCGCCTGTGCCGTGCCGGAATGACCGACAAGGACATTGCCGCGTATCTCGGGGTCGCACGCGAGACATACAGCCGCTGGATCAACCACCCCAGAACAGACAATCAGCGTCAACTGTGTCACGTTCTAAAAAAGGCCGAGGTCGAGCGCAAGGCGACGCTCGTGGGCCGCATCATGGACGCGAGCGGCGACAGCTGGCAGGCGGCGGCGTGGCTTTTGGAGCGCAAGTACCCGCAGGAGTACGCCAAGGCGCAGCGCATCATGGATACCACCGACACGGCGGTGCTCAAGGCCGCCAAGGAGCTGGTGCTGTCCGTGCCGTCCTCAATCGGCGGGGACGAGTAGCCGATGCCGCTCACGAGGATGCAGCGCGAGTACCTCGCCAACTGCACGCACCGCTACAACGTGAAGTGCGGGGCGACGGGCTCGGGCAAGAGCTACGTCGACATAGCCGTGACCATACCGCAGAGGCTTCTCGCCATGAGGGGCGAGGGGCTGGCGGTGATGATCGGCAACACCCGCTCGACGCTCGAGCGCAACATCCTCGAGCCGATGCGCTCACTCTACAGCGAAGACGTCGTCAGCCAGATCGGGCGGGACAACACGGCCCAGATATTCGGGCGCAAGGTCTACTGCCTCGGGGCGGACAAGAAGACGAGCGTATCCAAGATTCAGGGCGCCACGTTCGAGTGGGTCTACGGCGACGAGGTCGCCACGTGGAGCGAAGACGTGTTCCAGATGCTCAAGAGCCGCCTGCGCTGCGAGCACAGCCGCTTCGACGGCACCTGCAACCCCGACAGCCCCAACCACTGGTTCAAGCGGTTCCTCGACGGCGACAGCGACATCTACAGGCAGGACTACACGATCTGGGACGGTGCGCTGGCACCGGATGTCATCGAGGCCCTCATCAAGGACTACGGCAGCGGCGTGTACTACGACCGCTACATCTTGGGCAAGTGGACGTTGGCCGAGGGTCTGGTCTACCCCGAGTGGGAGGGTGCCCTAGAGAGCCGATATACGGGCAGCGCCGCCAAGTACGCGGTGTCTTGCGACTACGGAACGCAGAACGCCTTCGCTGCGCTTCTGTGGGCATTTGACGGCAAGGTGTGGCACGCGGTGGACGAGTACCGCTACTCGGGCCGCGACACGGGACACCAGAAGACGGACGCCGACTACGTGGCCGACATGGCCGACTTCGTGCGCGGGCTGGGCAAGCCGCCCACGTTCATCATCGACCCGAGCGCCACGAGCTTCATCGCCGCGATGCGGCAGGCCGGGTTCAAGACCAAGAAGGGGCGCAACGACGTCGCGGACGGCATACGAGAGACGGGGGTGTGCCTGGGCAACGGCACGGTGCGCATCTCCGATGCCTGCACGGGGCTGATAGGCGAGCTCGGCGGCTACTGCTGGGACGCCAAGGCGGACGGCGACAGGCCCGTCAAGGTCGAGGACCACAGCTGCGACGCACTCCGTTACGGGGTGGCAACACTGCGCATGTACAAGCCTGCGAAACGGCAGGTAAACCCATTTTTTGAAGGGAGGTAGCGGCTTTGTCTAAAGGTCCTTTGGTGACCGATGGCGACCTCAAGGCAGCGGCGTCGGCGACGGCATTCGCGGCAGATGCCATCGAGCGACACATGTCGAGCGAGATGTACCGCAACGCCGTCACCGCGAACGAGTACTACCGCCAGCACAACGTCACGATCAACCGTTTCGTGCAGAAGATCTACTCGTGCTCCGGTGCCGAGGCCGAGGACTTCACAGCCTCGAAGCTGAGGCTGGCGAGTAACCTGTTCAAGCGCCTAAACGTCCAGCGCTGCACGTACTCGCTTGGTAAGGGCGTGAGCTTCGTGAACGTCTCGGCGGGCGGCAAGGACACGACCAAGGAGGGGCTTGGCGACCGCTTCGACGACGACGTCATGGAGATGGGGCTCAAGGCGCTCATCCACGGTGTGTCATTCCCGTTTTGGAACCTCGACCACATCGACGTGTTCACCGCCGACGAGTTCTGCCCGGTGTGGAACGAGTACTCGGGGGCGCTATACGCCGGCGTGAGGTTCTGGCGGCTCGACTCCGACCACCCGTGGCACGCGACCCTCTACGAGCAGGACGGCTACACGGAGATGGTGTCGGGCGGCAGCGGCTTCGACTTCGAGGTGGCCGAGGCCAAGCGCGCCTACAAGGTCACGTATCGGGAGATACCGGCGGACGGGATGAAGCTGGCCGTCGATGTGGAGAACTACTCCCGCCTGCCAATCGTGGCGGTCTGGGGCAGCGACGCGCACCAGAGCACGCTCGTCGGCATGCGCGAGAGCATCGACGCCTACGACCTCATCAAGAGCGGCCTGGTGAACGACACGCGCGACTGCGCACAGATCTACTGGCTCATCAACGGAGCCGGCGGCATGGACGACAGGGACCTCGACCTGTGGCGGGCGAAGCTCAAGCTGACGCACGTGGCCGAGGTCGACGCCGAGCAGGGGCAGTCCGTGACGCCGTACACGCAGGAGGTGCCCATCGAGGGCCGCAAGGAGACGCTGGCGCAGATCAAGGCCGACATCTACGAGGACTTCGGCGCGCTGGACGTCCACACCATCGCGGCGGGGGCGACCAACGACCATATCGACGC